TGCGGTAAAGCTGTAAGGAGGGTGCAGCACTTGCACCAGCATCCGTTGATGTAATCGTAACAACGTCACTGCTGTCCTTGGTAACAACTTCGCCGGTAGCGTCAGGCAGCGTAATCGTGCGGTCTGCTGTTGGGTTTGTAACAGTTAGAGTGGTTTCATTATTGTCGTCCCCACTGCCCTCAAACTGTAACAATGCATTTTGTTGTAAAAGAAAAACTGGTGAAGAAGCAGAAGTTATAAAAGTAAAATTTGCATCTCCGTCAGAATCAACAATATCAAATGCTTTAGTAGATACGTTTGCTTTAAGTTGCAGTCTAGTGTTGGCATCATCACCCGACTGTTGAAACTGCCAAGACCTATCTGTGTCAAATTTTAAAAGTATGTCACCGTCACTTCCGCCAGTAACAGTAAGCCCCCCACCTATTGTTGCATCGCCGCTGGCATCAAGAAACACCGCCTTTTCTGCTGGCTGCGTACAGAAGATGGTGCGGGTGCCGGAACTCCAGCTTACGGCGCTGTCAGAGTTACTGGATTGAAGGATTGTTGTACGAGCTAACGTCGTGCCAGATGACGTGTAGGTGCCGATACCGACCTCAAAGTCGGTGCCATCTGTGCAGGCGTAGTATGTCGTGTTGCCGTCGCCAACCGAAGAAAACGCCTCAAAACCAGTAACGGCACCGGCCAAAGTATATGTGCCAGTGCCGGTAGTGGTGGTCGTCTCCTTGACGCGGTCCTTCAGAACCAGTGCCATGTTACTTCAACTCGATAGTTAGGTTTCCTGCATTAATGCGAAAGATGTCACCGGTAGCAATCGACTTGCTTGCGTCTAGCGCGCCAATAAACAAAACATTACCACCAGATCCCAGCGTATCTAAACTGTCGCTTGCGTGAGTTGCTATAAAGCAATGCGTGATCACATCCGTCCCGCCACCACCAGATGCCGCAAAGTCAATGTTAGCGGCATTTGTGACTGTCTGCTGGTTTGCTGTATCTGCGGTTAGTGTCCAACCCGATGCGGCTACCTGCACCCTCGCATAGCTGGTAAAGTCCGCCTCGGTGATCGCCGGAGTGCCGGACTCACCAGTGGAATCGCTGAAATTAGATACCGCCGTCGCTAGGCCAACGTAAATGGTGTCGCCCGGTGTACTAAAAGATGCGGCGTTATTTTTGAAAATAAAACTTAAAAGCCTATTTTCCAAATAACTGGTTGCTGCATTTGCTGTTGCCATCGTCTCTACTCCTTATGCCCGAGGCCGATCTGGCAAGCCTCTACGGTACGCGTCCGTGTTTTCTCTGGCTTCCGCCAGATCCTTAATCCTGGTCATAGCTTCTGTGAACTGCTTCTCGTATAGCTGAAGCATGTCTGGTTCACCTTTCATGTAAATATACGCTTCTACTAACGATCCGTAAAGCAAGGCGTTAGGGGCGTTGTCACTGAGCCAGGTTGTGCCGCTGTCAGCACCGGCAGTCAACGATGCCGGGCGATAATAGTAATGCATCTCACAGGTGTAATTGCTGTCCGGTGTCGGGGCCAGAATGACGTTATCCACATCAAACATGGCATAGTATTTCGGAGTGCCTGTCGTTGCTGGATTCGGATTGTACTCCTGAATAAAGTTTACGTCCTTGTGTAAAAGAAACTCTTTCGAACTACTGTTCGTAATTGACAGCGAAAAGAAAGCTAGAAAGTCTGTGGGGAGTGACAGATACGGATCGTTCTGCGTTACCGCACTTGTAGCATTCTTGCGGAAGACCTCAAGATCTGCCAGCTTGAAAATACGGTCCTCGGCTGCGCGAATGAATGTCGGCAGATTTGTCACGAAGGACGTTTCTGTGTTCTCCGTGTAATCCTGTATGGCGGTCTTGAGTTGTGCATATGTAAATGCCATTTACTTCTCCAGCGTCACCGGCCCGACAGTCGCATTTTCACCTCCCCCGCGCAAACCACCCGTGGTGGCGGTGCCGGACGAGGCCGAAAAGGTATACAAGTTAGAATCCGTGACAGTAATCGTATAGCCACTGGCATTCTCCAGTGCCGCTTCTGTGAATCCATCAAACGCCTCCACTTTTCGGAACCTTACAGTATCTCCTGTCGTACGTCCATGCGAAGGTTCTATCACAGTAATAACGGCGCTACTGGCAGAACCAGACAAGAATGGGTTGGCTGACAATAGTCGAGCGACTGCAACCTCGGTGCGTTGATCTGGGCGTGGATCATGAATTGCTTGTGGATCTGGCCCCACACTGATTGGCTCTAACTGCGGGTGTTTTGCTTCGTACTCGTCTCTACCTACTTTGGAACCATTCCACTCGGTAACCATCTCCACCAACCGGTATCTAAACCCAGATCGGTCGGATGTGCCGTATGCATCTTTTCCCGAAGCAAACCTTGCCATCAATTCACCCGTAGATACTGCATGCTCGGTTGCAGCTTCAATGCAACGCGATCTTCGTCCTCGTCTGCCGCCCGCTGGAACTCTTCTTCGTACACAGCTTTCAAAAGCTGCACACGTTCGGGGGCTTTTTTCATAGCCATGTAATACGCGAGACCAGCAACCATACACGGCAAGAACCTAAATGGTGCATCTGCGGTATTTACCAGCGCGTCTGCATCCTGAATTCTCTGCACATAGTAATATATTATGCTGTCGCTTGAGCTATCAGGGGTGGGCCACAAGGTAACCGTCGGGATTGTTTGACGATTATAATAAAACTGGCTAGGGCGCCCTGTCTGTGACTTGTTCGGCAGGTGCAAATACTCGCCTCGGGACATGCGGTCAAGCTGGTAATCCACGCTGCTGCGGCGGAGAACAACTTCAAGCAAGTCGGTGTACGTTGCGTCAAACGTGTATGTCGCCGTGCCAGAGGTCAGGGACTGCGTTGCCTGCTTTACAGTCCACAGGTTCAGACCACGATTAGCCCAGTCCGCGAACATAAGATTCAAAGACCGACGAGCCGTACGAGCATCATAGCCGGTGCGAACTTCAAGCCCGCACCGTTCGTACGCTTCCTCGATAATCTCTGCTACATCGAGATCAAAATCTCTGGATCCGGAGGTTGCCATCTATTTCTTCTTTACGCTGCCGCCGCCGCGCATTTTACGCATAGCCTTACCCTTTTTAGCCATGACAGGCTTCTTCATCATCATGGAGCCGCCGCCGCGCATTTTACGCATTTGCTTTTTTTTCTTCATACTCAAATCTCCTCTGCTTTCGCTTTGTGACTAGGCGTTTGTAATCCTCGGGTTCATAGTTAACATAGTAATGCAGACGCTCTAGCTTTGCACTAGCATTGTCAAGGTCTGTAAGACGCTGCACAAATATCATGTTCAGCCCCTTGTCTTTGAACGACAGCAGCCAGATATCGACACCCGTTGCGGCCAACCATCCATTCAATGCGAAACAACCTGCTTCAAGGTCGTCGTAAGTGTATTTGTCCCCATAATTGCCACACACAACTACTTGGTATGTGTCGTCGAATGTGGTGATCTCCTCGTACACCGCATCCCAAATGTCACCAACTTCTTCTCGCGTTTTAACCTTCTCGGACAACCACGCATTTCGGGCAAAAGGACAGAGCGCGTTGCCGTTTACAAACTCGTCCGGCTTGCATAGCTCGTCAAGAATCCAATCTTCAAGTATTCGTGCCAGTTGCATTACGAGTCGGCATTGTCATGGCACCAGCGGCTTCTTTACGTGGCGAACACATAGCGCCCCCGTGCTTGAAACCCGGAACACCCCGGCCTTTCAAAATATCAGCCTTGGTGACCTTGCCATCCTTGTTAAGGTCTGGAAATTTCTTAGCCACGTTTTTTTCTCCTTACTGATTTTACACGCCGGGGCTTGCCGGCGGGTTGGCCTAAACGCTTCTTCTGATTAATCCTACTACGCTTTTCAGCGGCTGTCATTTCGGAGGCTGTTTTAGGAGTTTTCGAGGAAACCCTTTTAGAGGGGCGACAATATGGAGTACCCCGTTTTTCACCCTTGCGACGCCCACACGGCTTGCCCGTCCGTACGTC